TTATTGCGATGAATGAGTACTGCCACACACTGACGGCGGACGACTTTTTTCTGGACATTGTAGACTTGTAATTGTGGTATATTTGTCTTATATTCTAGGGATATTCGCAACGTATGGCCACACTTGCAGACTATGCCCGATCGCTATTCCGACGGTCTGGCGCGACTTACCAGGACACGACGGTCTCGCAGCATTTTGAAATGTTCCCGCGTGTAACTGCAGGCGTTGCGGTTTCGGAGCAGACAGCTTTGTCGATTAGCACAGTGTACGCTTGCATCTACAAAATTGCCAGCACAATTGCTGGGCTGGGTTTAGAAGTCTACACGCGTAATGGTCGCGAGACAGACCTGGCCAACATGCACCCAGCGTACGGCGTCGTCAACAATCCAAACCTAGAGAATACGGCCTACGAATTTTGGGAAACGATTGTAGCGTCTGCGTTGATGTACGGATGCGGTTACGCCGTCATTGATCGTGACAACCGTGGTTACGCCACAGGCATGCACCTAGTACACTACTCAGACGTTGAGCTAAGAGAGAAAGGAGGCGAGAAGTATTACAAGGTTGACGGCATTGGCGTGGTTATGCCTGAGAATATGCTAGAGATTTGCAACATGTTCCGCATGTCGCCAATTCGCTTGCACCGCGAAAACATGGGACTGGCCAAGGCGGCGCAGGACTTTGGCAGCGAATACTTCGGCCAAAAAGGACAGATGACAGGCGTACTGGCTAGTGATCAGCCACTGCGCAAAGAACAAATGGACGTCATTCAAAACAGCTGGAACCAGAGCGCAATGAACGCAGGTACTAAGCTGTTGCCCTTTGGCTTCAAATACCAGCGCATTACAATCACACCAGACGAGGCGCAGTTTATTGAGACGCGCAAGTTTCAAGCGGAGGAAATTTGCCGCATCTACAGCGTGCCGCCATCATTGGTGCAGCTCCCTTCCCAAACCACATACAACAACGTTGAGCAGCAGAACCTGCAGTTTGCGCGTCACACAATCAGCCCTTGGGCCAAGCGCATTGAGCAAGAGATTGACCGGAAGCTGATTCAAAGCTTTGAGCGCCCAGACATCTACAGCCAGTTTAATATGAACGACCTGTACCGCGGCGACCTAAGCGCACGCAGCAGCTTTTACCGCGAGATGTTGCAGACTGGCGTAATGTCAATCAACGAGGTGCGCCGCAAGGAAAACATGAACCCAGTAGAGGGCGGTGACCAGCATACAATTCAACTAAACAACATCGCGTTGGACCGCCTCGGCGAGTACAGCGACAAAGTATCATCTGATGGAGGACAACCAACAGCATAAGGACGCCGAAAAGCGGACGATTGGCACCATTGAGGTGCGCGAGTCTGAAGGCGACGACATGACCTTGGAAGGTTACGCTGCAGTGTACAACAGCGAAACCGACCTCGGACACTTCCGTGAGGTCATCAAACCAGGCGCATTTGACGACGTGCTTGACAACGACGTCCGCGCACTTATCAACCACGACCCAAACCTCATTCTGGGACGCACCACTAACGGCACGCTTGAATTGAGCGTGGACGAGCGCGGCCTCAAGTACAGAGTAAAGCTTGGCGATCAGCAGTACGCCAAGGACTTTTATGAAAGCGTGAAACGCGGTGACATTTCACAATCTTCGTTTGCCTTTACAATCGACAAGCAGAGCTGGAACGAAGAGCGCACCGTTAGAAGCGTGGACAAGGTGCGGCAATTGTTGGACGTGTCACCAGTGACATATCCAGCATACGCAGCCGCCACGGTGCAGGCCCGTGATCTAATGCCTGAACCTGAACAAGCAGTGGCCGAAACAACAGCGCCAGCTCTTGAAAACAATACAGACAAACGCGAAAGCAAACACAAATCTTTTAAGACTATGACAATCAACGACATGAAGGGTCTGCGCTCTAAGCACTACGAAGAGCACGTAGCCCTGGTTGAAGCAGCCGACAAGGAAGGCCGCGAATTGACAGCCGAGGAACGCAGCCGCTGCGATTACTTGGAAACCGAAATTGAAAGCTTGGACGAGCGTATGAAGCGCCGCAAAGCACAGGAGGAAATGATTGCACGCAGCGCACAAATGGGCGCCACGGCACAATCGGAGCAAAAAGAAATCGACCGCGTAAACCGTCGCTTTTCTTTGTCTCGCGCTATCTTGTCCGCTTACGAAGGCAAAGCACTGGAAGGAGCCGAAGCCGAGTGGTTGCAAGAAACACGCGAGGAAGCAGGCAAGTCAGGCGTAATGATGACTGGTAACGTGGGTGTCCCACAAAAGGCGCAGAAGCGTGCTTTGGGTGACGCTGACGAACACGCAGCCACCACCGGATCAGGTTCTGCCTTTGTTCCAACTTTGGTGCAGTCAGGCGTTGACGCTCTTTGGGCGCCTTCAGTGGCCGAGCAAGTTGGTACAACTGTGATCACTGGCGCTACTGGCAACCTCATTTTCCCAACAACAACAACAAAGCCATCTTTGGCTGCTGACATTACTGAGGGCGGCAACAACTCGACCTCAGGTTTGGAAATGGGCAGCGTCACGTTGTCACCACGTCGTGCGTCTTACTACACTCAGCTCACGCAACAATTGATGTTGCAAGGCGGAAACGTAGATGAGTACATCGCACGCCAGTTGAACAATGGTATTAACCAGCGCATCGATTCAGCATTTTTTGCAACTATTTTGGGTGCGTCTGGAGTTACTGATAACAGCACTGGAACAGGCGCAACGGACTTTACGAACGACTTGGTTTACACTATGGAGAAGGACTTGTTGGCTAATTACGCTGACTTGAACGGCGCCGTGTGGGTGTTCTCTCCAAAGGCGTTGGAGTTGTCACGTAGCGTTGCTGCAGTGAGCAGCGTTTCAGCGTTGCACGAGGGCGGAAGCTTTGCAGGTTACAACTACTTTAAGACGCCACACGTGGCCGACACTGGAGGCGGCAACACTGGCCAGTTGATTTTTGCAAACTTTGCTCAATCAGCAGTGATGGCGCTCTTTGGCGGTTTGGACATCTTCGTTGATCGCGCTGGAGCTTTGGCTGTTAGCGGTGAAATGAACATCCACTTGAACCGTTACTACGACTGCGACGTCACCAACGCAGCTGCAATCAGCATCTGCACTGACGTTGAGCCAGCACCATAATAACAACTAAACTAACGGGAAGCTCGGCAATAGGGCTGGGCTTCCTTTTTTCCCTCTAACCATGTTTGTAGCACGACCAGCACATTCCAGACTGTCTGACTTTTTCACGTTGGACGACCTGAAGTTGTTTCTGCGCGTTGATCACGACGACGAGGACGACGTTATCACGGCATTGGCCGACGCTGCGATTACGTGGTGCGAGAACTACTGCAACCGCAAGTTTGCTACAGGCCTGAGCGCTACTTTCTACCTCAGCAGCTTCCGCAGCGCCTCACTTGCTTACGGCCCAGTCACTTCGATTACGTCTGTACTTTACGACGACACGACGGGCTTTGAACAGACGCTAGACGCGTCAAAGTATTACTACGATCGGCCTGGGCAAAACCCAATCCGCATCTACTTCCACGACGTGCCAGACGTGGAGGACTACAACAGCCAACCCGTGCGCGTTGTTGCTGCTGTAGGTGAGGCACCAACAAACGAGGTGAAGCACGCCGTGCGTTTGCTTGTGGGCCACTGGTATGAAAACCGCCGCACTGTTGTGACAGGCACAATTGCTACGTCCATTCCATTTGCTGTGGAAGCTTTGCTTAGCTCACAGCGCATCATTGATATGCGGCAATGAACATCGGCTACCTAGATAGACGCATCACGTTTGTAGCGCCTGCAACCTCACGCAATGAATACGGCGAGGTGACGGGCGACACTACTGACTACGCGACTGTGTGGGCGGCCCTCGACAACAAGAGCGCCAGCGGCGCCGTGATCCAGGAACAGGAGAGCACAATCAACCGCGTTACGTGGCGCGTGCGCAGCAGCACGACGACGCGTGCCGTGACGCCTAAGTACAGCATCCGCTACAAGACGGACATGTACAACATCATTGCCGTGCAAGAGGTAGGCCGCAACAACGAGCTGCACTTCATTACTGAACGCGTAAAGTCTGAGTAATGTTAAAGCTTGACGTCAAAGGCCAAAAGGAACTAGAGAAGCGCATCCAGCGCGCAGCGCGTTGGAGCGTCAAGGACGCCGCACGCCTAAAGGCCATCAACGAACGCGTGGGTAAAGTTTACACCACGGCGCTGTTGGCCAATATCCAAGACTCAGAGACAGACATCAAAGTCTATGAGCGCACTGGTGGCGGCCCTGGACGCAAAAGCAAGCCAGGACAACTGAAGCAAATTATTAAGCGCGGCACACTGCGACGCAGCATCAAAGTGTTTCAACGTCGCAACAAGGTCATAACCTACGCTGGTCCGAAGTCTAAAGGCGGACGACGTGGACGCAGCACCAAGACAAACAGACAGGACGGTTGGTATTCTGCAATCGTAGATCAGGGCGCTGGGTTTGGTGACGGCCGCAACAAAGGCGTGTTTACACGCACACAGAAAGCAACGCGTCAGCGCATGGTCAACCTGCGCAACCGCTTGCTGCAAAAAGAATTTCAAAGGTTTATGCGATGAAAGCAGGGATTGCCATATACGCTATTTTAAGCAACAAGGCCGCGATCACAAACTTGGTTGGCACGCGCATCTATCCTGAGAGCGCGCCAGAAGGTGCGGCCATGCCTTACATCGTGTACAGCGTTGTCGGCAACTCGCCTGTGGAAACCAAAGGAGAGACTGTCGTCGACGAGGCGCAGATTGAGCTGTTTAGCGTGGATAGAACGTATGGCAGCTGCATGACATTGGCGGACATTGTGCGCAAAGTATTTGACCGCGCTGATTACGTGAACACCGACTTGGGCAAAGAGATTGACGTCCAAAGCATGATGTACACAAACGAAGTAACTGAAGTCAACCAGGACCGCAATACTTACGTTGCTATCCAAGACTATACAATGAGAATTAAGAAATGAATTTCATTCTAGACAACTGGGCTGAGCTGACGCTTGCCACTCTCGCTTTGGTTAAGGTTATCGTCAATCTTACACCAACCGAAAAGGACAACAAGGTATTTGGCTACCTCGACCTTTTGATTAACACAATTATTGCAGACCGCAAAAAACCATCTAACAACGAATAACAATGGCACAGACCACAGGTATTATGAATGGCAGCCAGATCACCGTCATGTTCGGTGACGCTGGAGCCACACCCACGTACGTTGTCGTCGACAATGTAACCGACCTCAGCGCATCTATCCAGACTGACACGCGCGACACCACGACCAAAAACAACGCTGGCTATCGCGCCATCTTGCCTGGCCTCAAGTCGTTGTCTATTAACTTCAGCGCCTTCTATGCAGACGATGCAACCCAGGGCTTCAGCGAGTTGATGACAGCGTACAACGCAGGTACTAAGCAAGCTGTCAAGGTGACGTCGTACGACTTTGACGGATCAGCAGAAAACACTGGCGACCACCGCTTGTCGTTTGACGCGTACGTGACTAACTTGGAACTCTCAGCAGGTACTGAAGACAACGCCGCGTTTACTTGCACTATGGAGTGCGTGAGCGCCATCGTTTACGAAACAATCGCTTAATGACAATCACCCTCGACAAACAAACGTTTCCAGTGCGCGCAAGCATGCGTGCCTGGCGTGAATTCGAAAACGCAACTGGACTTAAGGTTAGCAAGATAGACAGCGAAGATGTGACGGCCATGCCTGAGCTGCTGTACTACTTTGTTGCTGAAGGTTGCCGTAAGCAGAACATGACGTTTGAAATGTCGGTGGACGATTTTCTGGGATTGATTGAGGTAGGCGATTTGCCTGCTATTATGAAGGTGATGAAAGAGTCAATGTCACCAGACGGCGAAAAAAAAACCGAGCTGACGACGACGACGCACCACTTGAATGGGACGAAGTAGAACAATTGGGCATTGGGCTGTTAGGCCTAACGCCTGATTGTCTCTACGATCTCACCTTCAGAGAGTTTGGCAACGCCGTACGCGGTCGCTACAAATTTCTAGAACAGGCGCAACGCGCTGACTGGGAACGTACGCGGTGGCAGACGGCGTTGCTGCTTAATGTGCAC